AACAGTGTGCTGTAAAGAAAACCCAGCCTTGTTGTGCTGAGTGTGGATGTTCATTGGCATTTAAGACCCGGTCACTTTCTTCAGAATGTCCATTAGGTAAATGGGATGCAATAGCTACAGAAGATGAAGAAGAACAATTAGAAAACCTTAAAGATTAATATTATGTATATGGATCCAAATAAATATCCTGATGGAATGTTAATTAATGACCCTACTAAAGTTATTAATACAATTCCTGGACAAACTGTAACCACTACATCAGATGGAATTTTTACCAGAATGAACACAGTTCTGGAAGATCCATGGGTACATCCTTTAAAAGCTATAGAAGATAGAATTACTAAACTGGAAACAGAGAACAAGTTTCTAAGACTAAAGATACTTTCTATAGAGGGTAAGTTTACACAGGAAGAAGTAACTAATATCAGGAAGATGTTGATATCTGAAGATGAAGCATCTAGAACATTGGCTAATACTATTATAGAAAATGCTTAAAAGATGATAAAGTTTAATGCAGATAATCATAGTTACACCAGTATAGATGGAGAAGCTATTGACTGGGTAAGTGTAACAACACTTGTTTCCCATTTTAAGAAACCTTTTGATGCAAAGAAAGTAGCTGAGAAAGTATCTAAATCTAAAAAGTCTAAATGGTCTGGTGTAGATCCTGAAGTTATTCAACAAATTTGGATCAATGAGTCTGACAGATCTCTTATGTTAGGTACTTGGTATCATAATCAAAGAGAAGCTGACTTATGTTCTTTAGCATCAATTGAAAGAGAAGGTGTTACTGTTCCTATATTTTCTCCTGTAGAAATAAAAGATGGAGTTAAAATTGCTCCTTCTCAAAAATTAGAACCAGGCGTGTATCCAGAACATATGGTATATCTTAGATCAGTTGGTATCTGTGGACAATCAGATTTAGTGGAAGTAGTCAATGGTAAAGTAAATATAATTGACTATAAAACTAATAAAGAAATTAAAAAAGAATCTTATGTAAACTGGGAAGGTCAATCTGAAAAGATGGCTTTTCCAGTAGATAACCTGGATGACTGTAACTTTTATCACTATGCACTACAACTCAGTATTTATATGTATATTATACTGAAGCATAATCCTAAACTGAGGCCCGGTAATATTTATATACATCATATTACTTTTGAAGTTGAACGGGAAGATAACTGGGGTTATCCAATATCCAAGTTAGATGAGAATGGTGAACCTATCCTAAAAGAAGTTATACCAATTCCAGTACCTTACTTGGTTGATGAAGTATTAGCCATCATGCATTACCTGCGTGAGAATAAAGATAAAATTAAAAAGAAGTAACATGCTTATAAAACTATTTGATGTACAAAACAATACTGTTATACCAACAGAGCATTGTTATACTTTAAAAGCTCTCAAGGATGTCATGGATGAGCATCCTGATGATTATCTAAAGATATACCAGTACTTATTCTATATGACATGTCCCAATCCTGATATGAATCCATTCTTTCATACTCCAGAAGCTGAAAAAGAAATGATCATAATGAGAGAGATTCAGGGTGAGTTCTCAACAGAAGATGAAACTGTATTTGCAGCACTAAGATTTTGTGAAAGAATGTATGAAACTCCTACATCTAGAGCATATAAAGGTATGGCATCTATGTTAGACAGATTAGCTAGATATGTGGAAACTACAACAATTACAGCAGGAAGAGATGGAAATATTAATTCACTTGTAGCAGCCGCGAAAAATTTTGACCAGATAAGAGCCTCATTTAAAGGAGTTTATAAAGACTTACAAGAGGAACAATCTAGCAAAGTGCGCGGAGGACAAGGCTTAGCATATGATTCATAATGAGTCAGATATTTGAAGACATACCAACTTGGGATAATGGTACATGGACTACCACATCTTTTGTAAACCGTGAAGAGTTTACAAGTTATATATTTGACCTATTCAAAGAACCAGGTGAGTATGAATTTGATGAAGTTTCTGGAGAGTTATTTATATCTGAATCCAAAAGATTTAATCTACAAGGTGTATACTGCATGGCACCATTTAAGTCTAAAGATTTTATTGCATACTGGGATGATCAAAAAGCAAAGTGTAGAAAAGGCTTGTTAATCAAACATAAAGAAAAAACTTGGTTTCTTGCGCGGGAGTATTATATGTGGCTTAACTTTCTGCCTATCTTTAATAAAGAGATACAACAGTTTGGTTTTGCTGATATCCGGGATGCTCAGTATCATATGGCTCTGTATGAGTTATTAGCAGAACTAAACTATAAACATTCTGCAGTACTTAAGAAAAGACAGATAGCTTCATCATATTATCATATGGCTAAGCTAATAAATCAGCAATGGTTTGAACCTGGTGTTACATTAAAAATTGGAGCTAGTCTTAAAGATTATATTAATGAAAAGGGTTCCTGGAAATTCTTAGAAGAATATGCAGCTTTCTTAAATCAACACACAGCATGGTACCGTCCTATGAATCCACAGAAAGTAATGATGTGGCAACAGAAAATTGAGGTAAGAAAAGGAGACAGAAAAACAGAAGTTGGTCTTAAAGGTACTATACAAGGTATGTCATTTGAGAAAGATCCAACAAATGGTGTAGGGGGTCCGGTTAAATACTTCTTTCATGAGGAGGCCGGGATTGCTCCTAAGATGGATCAGACATTTGAGTATATGCGTCCTGCCATGAGATCAGGACTTATTACTACGGGGATGTTTATTGCTGCAGGATCAGTAGGTGATTTATCTCAGTGTGAACCATTAAGACAGATGATCATAAAACCTCATGATAATGATGTATATGCAGTTACTACTAATCTTATAGATTCAAAAGGTACTGTTGGTATGTCAGGTTTGTTTATTCCTGAGCAATGGTCAATGCCACCTTATATTGATAAGTACGGTAATTCACTTGTAGAAGAAGCATTAAAAGCATTAGATGCTCAATTTGAACAGTGGAAAAAAGAACTAGATCCAGAGAAGTACCAGCTTAGGATATCGCAGCATCCCAGAAATATTGAAGAAGCATTTGCCCATAGAACAGTATCTGTGTTTCCTGTGCATTTACTTACTGCACAAGAAAGAAGAATAGAAGACAAAGAATATGGCTATGAGTTCTTAGATATAATGACTGATGAAAATGGTAAACCTAAAGTTATACCTACTAGTAAGGGACCAATAAAAGATTTTCCAATTGATAAGAAAACTGAAGATAAAATAGGATGTCTTGTCGTATGGGAAAGACCAGTAAAAGATCCAGCATTTGGTCAGTACTATGCTTCTATTGACCCCGTGGGTGAAGGTAAGACAACTACTTCAGAATCACTCTGTTCTATATACGTAATGAAAGCTCCAGTAGAAGTAACTAAAGTATCAGGTACAGAAACAGAAACATACATAGAGCCAGCTAAAATAGTAGCAGCCTGGTGTGGCAGATTTGATGATATAAACAAAACCCATCAGAGATTAGAACTTATTATGGAATGGTATAATGCATGGACATTAATAGAAAACAACATATCACTATTTATCCAGTATATCATATCTAGAAAAAAACAAAAGTATCTGGTACCAAAAAGTCAGATCATGTTCCTAAAAGATTTAGGAGCAAATGCAAATGTCTTTCAGGAATATGGTTGGAAAAATACCGGTACATTATTTAAAGCACATCTGCTCAGTTATGCCATAGAATTTACTAAAGAAGAAATAGATCAGGAAACTAAACCAGATGGTACAATAGTAAGAACTAAATATGGCATAGAAAGGATTCCGGATCCAATGTTGCTCAAAGAAATGAGAGCATATGCAGACGGAGTCAATGTGGATAGGTTAGTTTCTTTTGCAGCATTAGTTGCATTCATGAGAATTCAGCAGTCAAACCGTGGATATTTAAAGACTGTTATTATGGATGATGCTGCTAAAAACTTGCAAAAGTCAGAAAATTTGTTTAAATTAAATAATAGTCCATTTAGACACATGGGTAAATCAGTTTATAGAGGTGGAGATAGTGTTAAACGCTCACCCTTTAAACATTTTAAATAACAACTATGCAAATATACAACGCATTACAGTTAAAGAAAGGTGCCAAAGCACAACATAATAGAATGGGTAGTATTACCCAACCATTACAATTTTTATCTAAAAAAGATAAAGATGAAGAATGGGCAGCATGGAATCTTGACTGGTTAGAATGGAACGGGCTTAAGCAGATCCGTAGAAATGCCCGCAGGTTAATGAAGAATTATAAACTTGCAAAAGGTATTATAGATAAATCAGATTATCTAATTGAAGAAGATAATGAGTATAGAGATATAGTAGAGATATTGACAAAGGAAGATGCTTCTGCATTAGAGTTAAAGTTCTACCCCATTATCCCAAATGTTATTAATGTTCTAGTAGCTGAATTTGCTAAAAGAGCAACTAAACTTACTTATACTGCAATTGATGAGTTCTCATATAATGAGATGATGGAGCAGAAAAGAAAAATGGTTGAGGATACATTAATGGCAGATGCTCAGTCTAAGATTATGGCAGCCTTGTTAGAACAAGGATTAGATCCAAATTCTGAAGAGGCAAACAAACAATTACAACCAGATACTATAAAATCACTTCCTGAAATAGAACAGTTTTTTAAGAAAAGCTATAGAGGAATGATTGAACAGTGGGCTTCTCATCAACATAAAGTAGATGTTGAAAGATTCAGAATGGATGAACTTGAAGAGAGAGGTTTTAGAGATATGCTGATTACTGACAGAGAGTTCTGGCATTTCCGTATGATGGAAGATGATTATGATGTAGAACTATGGAACCCGCCATTAACATTCTACCATAAATCTCCAGATGCAAGATATATATCCCAAGGTAACTGGGTAGGTAAGATTGATATGTTTACTGTATCTGATGTTATTGATCGCTATGGTTATCTGATGACAGAAGAGCAAATGGAAGCTTTGGAAGCTGTGTATCCTATCAGATCTGGTGGATATATTACAGGTGGTTATCAGAATGATGGTACATACTATGATGCTACTAAGAACCATGATTGGAACGTAAATATGCCATCTCTTGCATATAGACAGTATACTACTATGATGGCAGGTACTGTATATGATGGTGGAGATATTATTAATCAAATCTTAGCAGAAGGTGAAGATTACTTTGACCAAGGTACTGCATACTTATTACGCTGTACTACAGCTTACTGGAAATCTCAGCGTAAAGTTGGGCACTTAACTAAGATTAATGAAAATGGTGAAGTTACTTCAGAAATAGTAACCGAAGACTATAAGATAACTGATAAAGCTATCTATGATACCAGACTCTTTAAAAATAAAACTAAAGATAATCTAGTATTTGGTGAGCACATAGATTGGATCTGGATCAATGAAGTATGGGGAGGCATAAAGATTGGACCTAATATTCCTAGCTTCTGGGGAATGAATAACCCGGGTGGGTTCTCACCTATATATATTGGTATTGAAAGAAACCATGTAGGTCCTCTTAAGTTTCAGTTTAAAGGAGATAACTCACTATATGGGTGCAAACTTCCTGTAGAAGGAGCTGTCTTCTCAGATAGAAATACTAAGTCTACTGCATTACTTGACTTAATGAAGCCATACCAGATTGGATATAACATTGTTAATAATCAGATTGCTGATATACTAGTAGATGAGCTTGGTACTGTAATTATGCTTGATCAGAATTCATTACCTAGGCATTCATTAGGTGAAGACTGGGGAAAAGGAAACTTGGCCAAAGCATATGTAGCCATGAAGAATTTTCAGATGTTACCGTTAGATACATCTATCACAAATACAGAGAATGCATTAAACTTCCAGCATTTTCAAAAACTAGATCTTTCTCAAACAGAAAGATTAATGTCTAGGATACAGTTAGCTAATCATTTTAAGCAACAAGCATTTGAAGTTATTGGTCTTAACCCACAAAGAATGGGTCAACAATTATCTCAAATGACAGCTACTGGAGTAGAACAAGCTGCGGCAGCTTCATATGCTCAAACAGAGATGTTCTTTATCCAGCACTGTGATTATTTAATGCCTAGAGTTCATCAAATGAGAACTGACTTAGCTCAGTATTATCATGCTACTAAACCTTCTGCAAGATTAACTTATATGACTTCTGCAGATGAAAAAGTAAACTTTGAAATAAATGGTACTGATATGCTGGCAAGAGATTTAAACATCTTTGCTAGTACAACAGCAAATCACCGAGCTATTCTTGAGCAATTAAAACAAATGGCTCTTACAAATAATACAACTGGTGCAAGTATCTATGATCTTGGTAAATTAGTACAATCAGATTCAATTGCTGAGCTTAATTCAGTTCTTAAGGATGCTGAACAAAAACAAAATGCTCAAAAACAACAAGAGCAACAAGCTCAACAACAAATGCAAGAACAACAATTAGCTGCTCAGAAAGAACAGAAACAAATGGAGATTGATGCACAGAATATGAGGGATGAGAAAAACAGACAGCGTGATATTCTTGTTGCTGAAATTAGAGCAGCTGGTTATGGTTCTATGACTGATGTAAATAAAAATCAAGAATCAGACTATGTAGATGCTATGAGAGAAATAAGAGAATCAGATCAGTACCAACAACAAACCAGTCTTCAAAGAGAAAAGGAAGTTAATAGGATGAATAATGATGCTCAGAAAAATCAAATAGAAAGAGAAAAGATAGCTGCTCAAAAAGAAATTGCTAATAAGCAACTACAGATTGCACAAGAAAACAAGAATAAGTTTGATGTGAAATCAAAAAATAAAGATGAGAAAAAATAGCCTTAGCTATATAATGTAAAAATATTTTTCTAAGCTATATAAATTTCTCAAGTTTAATTTGTATATTATATTGTAACAAAAACCAACAACAATGAGTGATAACGCAAAAAACCCAACTGGGGAAACCCAGGTTCTTGATTCTACAACGGTAGATCAAGTAGATGTAAACTTAGATGAGATCTTTGGAAATCCAGGTGCGGAAAGTATTATGCTTCCTGCAGATGGTAAAGAAGAAGATAAACCTAAAAGTCTATTTTCTAAAGAGAATATAGACACTACGTTCCTTGACAATCCAAAAGCTACTCCTGAAGAAAAGGAAGAAGCTGCGGAAAAGAAAGCAGAAGTTGAAGAAACTATAGCTGAACTTGATGGCTTAATTTCTCAAGAAGAAGATGCCGGTAACAAAGGAAGACCAAAGGTTGATAAATCTGGTCTTGCTGAACTAGCAACTAAGATGATTGAGGAAGGTACTCTAATTCCTTTTGATGATGATAAACCTTTAGAGGAATATACAACAAAAGATTTTAGAGAGTTATTTGAAGCTAACTTTCAAGAAAGAGAAGCAACAATAAGAGAAAATACTCCAAGAGAATTTTTTCAATCTCTTCCTGAAGAACTTCAAATTGCAGCTAAGTATGTAGCTGATGGTGGACAAGATCTAAAAGGTTTGTTTAGAACACTTGCTCAAGTAGAAGAAGTATTTGAACTTGATGCGGATAATGAACAACATCAAGAAGAAATTGCTCGTCAGTATCTTTATGCTACAAACTTTGGAACTCCAGAAGAAATTGAAGATGAGATCAATGATTGGAGAGATATTGATAAACTTGGTCAAAAAGCAAAACAATTTAAACCAAAGTTGGACAGAATGCATGAAGAAGTAGTTGCTAAAAAACTTGCTCAGCAAGAATACAAAAAGCAACAACAAGCTGAACAAGCTAGAGCTTACCAAGACAATGTGTATAATACACTTGCTGCAGGTGAGTTAGGAGGATTAAAGCTTGATAAGAAAGTTCAAGGTTTATTATACTCCGGATTAGTTCAACCTAACTACTCTTCAATTTCTGGTAAACAAACTAACTTACTTGGACACTTATTAGAAAAGTATCAGTTTGTTGAACCAAGACATGATTTAATTGCTGAAGCACTTTGGCTACTTGCTGATCCAGATGGATACAGAGCTAAAGTAAAAGACCAAGGTGGTAAAGCTGTTGTAGAAAAAACAGTAAGGCAATTAAAAACAGAAGAAGCAAGAAAACTTTCTAGCTCTTCTACAAACACAGGAGAAGAAGAAAGCAGAAGACCAGCTGCTAACAAAGCTCCACAAAGAACACTTTCTCGCCAAAACAATATGTTTAAGAGAAACTTTTAACTAGTAACAATTTAAAAACAAATACAAAATGGCAACTCCAGTTTTAAACAATGGTATATTCCTCCGGGATACCGCTTACAACGCAAGTTCCCATGTGGATTCTTACCACTTGGTTAACATGCTGAAAGATGCTGAGCCTATGGACTTAGGCCCAGTTGACCTATGGGCTATGGCTCAGAAAGTTGAAATGCCACTTTATCAAATGTCTTCATTTGGTGGCAAGAATGTAATTATGGTTGACAATGCTCGTGGTGAGTATAAGTGGCAGACTCCAGTGTCTGTAGACTTACCTTACATCATTGAGGATATTGAACCAAACAATGATTTTAAAGGTGTGGATGGTACTACATTCCGCATTAAATTAAGCCGTAGAGAATTTGGACATGGTGACATCATCACTTATGACAAATACAACGGGGCTGAATTGTACATTGTACCTACAGAAGATATTCTTCCTGCTACAGATGGTTTTATCTATACTGTACAGTTAGTAGACAATGACAACTACAAGTACTTAGATAACAAGTATTTATCTAATGGTACTAAAGTTTTCCGTAAAGGTTCTGCCCGTGGAGAATATGGTGAAAGATTTTCTGACATCCAAACAAGAACAGGATTCCGTGAGTTCT